CTCTTTTAAAAAATTACCTGATTCATCTACAGGAAACATTGTTGAACCTTTTCCATGTCTACCTAATGTACTCGCTGCCATATTACGATTAGTTTCAATAATAGCATGTTCTGGTAAAGACTTAGCATATTCCATACTAGGGCTTCCTTTACTAAAAGAAGGAAAAGCTGTTGGTCTATTTTGTAAATTTATAGTTTCAGGAATTTGCTCTGTTTGTTTAGCTTGTACTCTGCTTCTAACAATATCATTAGTTATCATATCTTCAGCAGCGTCAGTACCAACAACTCTATAATAAGCTTCAGGATTAGGTTTAAATGCAAAAGGATTATATTTATGAGCATTTGGTAAATATTTATTTCCTAGGTTATTAACTAAATCTCCTGTTCCTACTAAAGGGTTTGTTAAGTTATTTACAAACTGTCCTGTTGAATTAGCACCTATTCCTGCAACAGCCCCCATAGTTAAAGGTAAGCCAATTGCAGAAGCATAAGGTAGATAACTATCAGATTGTTCTGCTTGTAAAGGAGCTTGACCTAAATTATCAGCCATACTCCCTATCATTGAAACAGGGTTTAAATAGTCATCAAAAAAGTTAGGCTCATTATATGCTCTAAAAACATCTCCTGTTGCTTGACTTCTATCTGCTAAAGATTGTCTAAAATTACTCCAATCAAAAGGTTGTGCATTTGCTTGTGTTTGAGCATCTATTCTTGCTTGTCTTTCTTGAGCTATTTCTTTATTTGTTTTATTTCTAGCTGCAACAGAAGTTTTCTCAGGTTTATTTTGTAAAGGAACATTTGTAACATCATTAATAGTTATATATTGTTCTGTAGGAACTTGAGATCTTCTATTAGCACTTTCTTTTTCAAGGTTTTTAACATAAGATTTATCTTTTAGTAATTTTTGTAGCTGAATATCTTTTTCAGCTTTTACTTTAGCTTGTTGGGTTTCCCAAGTAGACATAGGTATATTAGCACCAAATTGATATATTGGAGTAATAGTTCTTTTACTTCTAGTATTAACTCCTACATTTTCTAAACCTTCAACAGTTTGAGTAGTACTTCCTCCTCCTAACCATGCTCCTTCCCCATCTGTATCTACTATTTTATATTTTTTGGGAGTTTTTACTATAGGTTTAACTTCTCTAGGAGTATATTGTTCATCTTCTATTTTAATAGGATTTACTAAAGGAGTTTTACTTACTATTACTTCCTCTTGTGGTTTTTTATAAATAGTAGAATAATTCATAGTTGATTTATTACTTCCTTTAGATGTCCATTCATTAACATCAAACCCTATAGGTTCTATATTATTTTTTATTAAATTTTGTTTTTTCGTAGTGCTTACTTTATTTCCATTTATTTTTTCTATTTCACCATTTACTATTTTAGCATCTCCAGGATAATAATTTTTATCATTAATTTCTAAATTACTTCCTGGAATAAAAGTATAAAACTCATTAAAAGGTATAAATCCTTTTTTAGTTACTTTTGATTTACTTATATTTTTTTCTGCCCACATATTTTTTAAAGAGGTTTTATACAAACTCAAACTATCTTGATAAGCTTTATATCTAGGGTCATTAGCATCATTAACTACAATAGGTTTCTTTTTTATAGAATTACCAGATTGTGCTCTAGGAACATCTTTAAATATTGTAGACATAGGAGCTACATCTTTGTAGTTTTCTGCAAAGTATTGTGCTTCTTCAGGAGAATTAAATCTAATAGCTTCTTTACTTCTAGAATCAGGGTCTATCAATGTTAGTTGTTCTTCTCCAAGATCTTGTAATAATGGTACTGCATAGTTATCTACTGATGACATATAGTGTGTACCTTCCCCTTCAGGAGTCATTCCTGTTTTAGGTTGTGCTTGAGACATTCTTTTTATAGCAGGATGACCAAGAGCATTGCCCATACCTATTTTAGATTTCATCATTCCACGCATTGCTACTGGATCAATATTACCACCACTTTGAGCAATGAATGAACTATCTTTAGCTTTATTTTGAGCAATAATATTCATAAGTTCAATAAGATCTTCTTCTGAATATCTTTCTTGTAATCTTTGTTTAAAAAAACTTGGGTTACTTTTGTTTAAGTGTTCTTTATTAAAATCCTGTTTTCCAGCATCATAAACACCATCTCTATATAGCTCATATCTAAAAGCATCTATATCTGCTTTTGTTTCTGAAGGGCTTAAATGATGATTTAAATTATAATCATTTATATTTCTTTCTTGAAGAATTTCTTCTCTATTTTTAACATTATAAGCTTTAATGTTTCTACTAAACAGTTCTCTTTGTTCTTTTTTATTTAGATCAAAATAATTGTCTCCAGTACTAATAACAGGATTAGTATATCTTTGAACACCATGACTTAACTCATGTGCAATAGTTCCCTCATCAGCATTTTTATATTTGATTGGTTTACCAAAATTTTTAACTGTATTATAGGTGTCTATAGCCTCATCTGTTTTTGGTTTTATTTTTATTTTTTTGTTCTTATAATAAGAACTTTCATTTAAATTTAACTTAGCATCATTTAAATAATCATATTTTACCTCAGTACTATCAATTGCATTTAGCCTACTCTTTTGCTCTCTATCTAGAGGATTTATAAAACTAGGATCATACAAACCACTGTCAGGGTCTAAATAAGAATTATCTAACATACCAGGTTTCCCATATCCAGAGTTCATTGCTCTTTCTTTAAATTTAGGAGAGTTTAAATAATACCTATTAAAATCTTTAACTTTTTCTATTTTATCAAGATCATTAATAACGACACTAGCCTCTTTATCAATTTTATCTTTATTAACAAGAGGTTTGGCTAAAGTACTTTTAACTGTAATTGGTATTTCTTTTTTAACCTCAATAGGTTTTTTAGCCTTAGATTCTTTAAGTATTTTATCATACCCTTCTCTAAAGTTAATTTTTTTAGGAATATTTCCCCCATCTTGATATTTATCTAACCATTTCATTATTTATAAGATATTTGAGAAGGAGCCACTAAGAATTGACTCACTAAATGAATACTTGATGAATTGTCTAGGATGTGACGAATTTTTAAATCCTTTGCTCTTAATGGAGATTTTTTGAAAGAACGTGAACTATAATCCATATTGTCTTGGTTTACTACTTTATCAATAGAAGAAGAATTACAAGATATATTGAACATAGGTACGTATGGACTTTTTTGTAATGCCCAGAAAGTATTATATTGGTAAAAATTATCACTCTTTGTATATAGGATTGTTTTACTATCTTCATTAAAGATAGGATATTGATTATAGGCTTGTAAATTGTTTTTTGGTTTAGCTACTAATTCTAGTACACCAGAAGACTGTTGTCCATTATATAGAACAGCTTTATTGAACCATTTGTCATCTACTTCTATTTTAGCACTATCATTAAATGCTCCTATGGAAGAAGGAATGTATTCATAAGCTTTAGTGTAATCTTTTACATTTTGTAAGATTTCATCTTGAAATTCAAAAGCAAAAGGATATTCTATAATATAAGGTTCTATGTTTCCATAGAAATTATTGTAATTAGTAGTGTTATCCAAATGTCTCCACATACAGGAAGTCTTAGCTTCTGAATATTCAGCGTTTACATAATCAATAATAGTGTAAGACTCTAGAGAGAAGCTCTTTTTGAAAGAGCATATGCCAACGCTTTCTAGTATAATGACAGAAACATCATCTTTAACCTCAACTGTTATTCCTTGTATAAGGGTTAGTTTACTTATATCAGTAGCAACAATATCCCCAAACTCTGTGGAGATATTGAATGGCCCAGTATTAGGACCTGCTTTTGTTATTTTTATTACTACATTTTTCATAATTATAAAGTTGTAGTGGTGGTTGTTGTTGCAGGTAAGCTTAAATAGTTACCTATACAAGTTGATAATTGAGTTGCTGATATAGCTGTAGGAGTAAAATAATCTCCAACTAATGATATACCAAAAGGACTAACCAAATCAATTAGATATGTATCCCCTGTAGAGTTTGTTAGATAAATTTTACAATTACACTCAAATATTGTTTGTAAAGCAACTACACCAACATTAACATCAAACTCTATTGTACCAGTAGCTATATCTATTTGTACTATATAAGAATCCCCTGTTACAGTATCTAAACTACCAAAAATTAGCTTACTTTCAGCAGCATATAACATATTTGTAGTGATAGTTCTATCAGCAGGTAAATTACAAATGTTAGCTACTATTCCAGCAGTAGACCCTAGTAAACTCATTTCTACAACTGTTTGTGGAGTGGTACCATCAACAGCAAATATAGTTGTATTGTTTTTACCTACAATTCCACCAGCATTAACAAATCCTAAAGGTAATGCTACATTTCTATTGTAAATAGCTATAAATGGTGATAATGAAATATCCCATTCTTCTATAATGAGTCCAATAGACCAAAACTTATTAGGAGCCATTCCTATAGCCATTTGAGAATAATATCCTGGTATCATAAGATCTGCTGATTCATTAGGGTTAGAATAGTATATCTGGCCTGTTATGTCAAATAATATTCCACAACACTCTGAAATATCTGGTACAAGAGTAGTTGTTGTAGTTGTGGTTTCACAAGAACAACTTTCAATTGCTACAATAACTCCTCCTTCAATATGATATACAAAGTTTTCATACATACTTTCCTCTGTAAAGTACCAACCATCAGGGAATAAAGTACAATCTAATGATTCATAATCATAGTAAACTACTTGTCCTATTTCTAAACTAGCACAATTACCTGATAATAAAGTAGGTGTTATGTCAGGTAATAACGTTAACACTTGTAATAATCCATTACAACTATCTTCTAAAGAAGTTGAAGTATCTACTGGTGGGTCTGCATCTATTTGATAACCTGATATAAATATAACTGCAGGTAGTATAGGTCTTTGACATATAGTTGTAGTTGTACTTGCTGGAACAGTTATAACTCCAGTACCCTCTAATTCACAAGAAGTAGTATAACCTGTTCCTTCCAAAGAACAATCTAATGCTAGTGTAGTAGTTGTAGTAGTAGTTAAAAGAATACTTCCAGTTGTAGTGGTTGTAGTAGTAATAGCTTTATCTGTATCTCCTACAATAGCTGAGAAAGAAGCGTCAAGATTACCACAACAAGAATTTATACCAGAATAGAAAAAGTTATTCTCCCCTATATACCAATTAGGAATATAACTATGGAAAGAAATCCAACTCTTAGTATTAAAATTAAATGACATAGTCCAAGATTTATTACAGAAAAACTCTGTATCTGTTAAATAAATTCTTGTTTTTATAGTAATATCTCCTAAAAGAGTTTCTATAAACCATTGGTCTAACTCACTATCATAGATAATACCAGGTTGTATAGGAATATAGTCTAATTTAGTTATGATAATTCTATCAAACTTACTATCATAAACACCATGTATACCAATACCATTATAATGATTATCAGTAGGACAATCTTTGAAATATCTTAAAATCTCAAAAGCTAAATGGTCTGTCATAAATCTATTAACACCAGAACCAAATGCTGTTAAATCTACAGCTTGTGTTCCTGATATTAAAAATATCTGTCCTCTTTTAGCATCTATTGTTACCTGTCCTTGTGGTATTTTTAATAAAAACTTATTTTGTGTACCAACATACCCTAAATCTGTTTCAGCAAAATCAATAGGAGGTGCTCCCTCAAATAAACGAGGATTACCCAAATAAGCTGCTTGTGGGTTACTTGTATCAAGAGTTAATAAGTTATTATACATTAAACTCTTATTCTCAAATCTTGCAAGTACTGCTCTATTCTGAATACCATCTAGTGAGATTAATTTACCAAAGTTTTGTGGAAAATCAAACTTATTTAATGGTCTATATATAAGCCAGTTGTTTACTCTTACATCAGAATTTGTAAATTGTTTTTCAGAGTATATTCCTCTAAACTCAAAATTAGTGTAACAAATAGCTTCCCAATCTTGAGGAAGATGAGTAAAGGTGTTTTCTTTATTTTGAGTAGAATAGGTTACATTATATGTATAAGTATTATCATTAGCTATACTAACAAAACTTTCTTGTACCCAATCATCAGGAATACTTGTAGACACATGTGGCCAGAAATCTCCTTCTTTATTATTGAAAGCTTGTCTTAAATCTAAATTATAAGAACTTTCACAATAGAAGTTAGGTTGTCCATATGCAAATAAATAAAAATACCCATCATAGTATGTTCTTGAAGAGCCATATACATTGTTTTCTCCTTCAGGATTTTCTATAGAAGTTGGGTCGTTAGGACAATCAAAATTGTGAGCTTTATAACTTATAAAGTTTTTAAGAACAGGATTACCATATGCTTGTACAGTATAGTCTTCTAATATAGATCTTGCTGAGTGCCAATATTTAGGGTATGCAACATTACCTATTTCATCATAAAAAATATCACTATCATCTGGAGCTCCTACTCTATTATCAGTAAAGAAAGGTATTTTAGTCTTAAATGAGAATCTACTTATAAAGGTATCTCCACCAAAAATGACATTACCGCTATTAGCTTCAAATAAAGCTTGATAACCTGTATCAACAGTATCATAAGAGTATATTTGTCCCCATTGAGAAGGAAATGTGTTTTTTAGAGAAGCATAGTAAGAAACAACAGAAATATCCTGTTCTTTACCAGGAGCATTACAAACTTTTGACTCCCCTATAGTTTTTCTTGAAACATCTTTGATATTAGTACCAATTAAATTAGTACTATCTGATGGAAAAGGTAATGCAGGTTTGTCTAAGTCTGTTCGTAAATAAACAGAAGATTCTCTTTGATAATTATTAATACCAATACCATTTTCTTCCCCAACAGATTGTACACCAGGAATAAGATAACGCTTTAAGTCTAACATTCTTTGTTTTACACCAAGACTATTAGGTATTTCAGATAAATAATTATAATCAGCAATAGAATTATAAGAATATGCATAGTTTCTTCTTGTAATCCCATTAATATAAATCGTAAGGTATGCTTGGTAAGCAGCAAACATAGCTCCTGCATTGAAAGGGTCAGTTATTGCCCCTATCTTATTTGCACTATCAATAGCATCTTCCTGTGCCTCTTTACTTAATAACTTATACTTAGCATTTTTCTTAACTTCAACAAAGTGAGCTTTACCCCCACCATATATAACAGACTCTAATTTTAAAACATTTCCTAAAAAAGGTTGTCCAAAAGAAGTTTCTGGTGAATTGAATATTTGTCTATGTCTTAAATCATCTTGTGGAGTTATAGGAAACAGTGGATTTTCTTTAGAACAATCAACAGAACTTCTTCTACTTTGTGTTGGGTCACTAATAACTCCATTGGGTTGTACTACAGGAGGTTGTACAAAAGTAGAGGCATCACATTTACAAAATTGAAGTGTTTTATTTTTACAGTTATCTGTAACAGTTCCACCTATAGCTACTCTGCAATATTTACTCTCTGCATTACCCCCTGGTATTACACATTTATAATTATTTAACCAATCACTTTGACTTGTGTATTCTAGGTTATCTCTACTAAAAGGATCTTCCCAATAAATTCTGTAGCCTCTTACACCATAAGATGAGTCTGCTAATACAACATCATATTCAGCAGGCCCAATTTCAGCTTGTCCAGTTTTCCATATAGGTCTCCAAGTAGAACATATTTCATATGTTTCACCTGCAACCATATCTGTTATAACAGCTTTGTTAGTATTAGGATCACCATACTCATAAGTTCCTGAAGAGAGACAAATAATTAACCAAGTTTTTGTTATTTGTGCAAAAGCATTATTAGTTTGATTAAGAAAAGGATCTTCACCAATCTCATTATAAGGGTAATTTGCAAAATAGTAGATTTGTTCATCTCTTTCATAAGAAGCTATGTTACGCAAGATTCCTTTACCTACAATTGATTTATTGGTTCCTCTATTACCTCTTACTATTTTAAATCCAACAACATCTTGCTTTTGTTGTGAAGTTAAATCAGGTGAAGATATTATAAGTTGTTGTATTTGTTCTGGGTTTATTCTTATTCCAATAGGAAAAATATCATCATCACCCATTACTGGAGCAAAATCCCCATTAGGAGTATATGTTATAGGTTTTGATTCATAAATAGGACTGATATTAACATCAGGAAATTTATGATGTCTAATTTTTTTACCTGCCAATTCTCCCCAAACATTTTCATTACAAGGATATGTTTCTTCTGATTCCCAATATGCAAACTCTCCATACTCATGTGCAGTAGCATTTCCTATATTAGGATTAGTAGATGGCCCTATAATTCTAGCAGTATTATATATTTTCCAATAAGGACTATACCCAATACCATCATTATCATAATAAGTAGGCTCACCTATAAAATCAGGGTCAGTATCTGGTACATCAGGAAACCCAGTATCATAACTTGATATAGCTCTTCCTGGAATATGAAAAGCCTCACCTTGTTTACCATTTCTAAAAAGAGGAACAAACTCTAGAGCATATATTTCATCTCTAAGATAACTTCTAAGATTGGTAGCATTTAATTCATCAGAGTAATTCTCAGAAGCAGGTATTCTATATGTTTCCCAGTATAAAGGAATTTGATTAGCTATCTTCTGAAAATTAATTCTATCAACAGTTGTAAGTTGGTCCCATACTAGAATATCCTCTACTACTGTAATATCTTGAGCTAAGTCATAATAAGGATATTTTTCAAAAATATCATTTATAGTTAATCTTATCTGTTCAACATTTTGTCCTGAATAGGTTATATCTTTAGTAATACTATCAATATAATAGGTTCCTACTAATTCAACAGATGTAATATCATTTACTTTTTTAATGACAGCCAAATTAAAGTATTGAAACATACCTGTTTCATCTAAATTTGTAATATTAACCACTACTGATTTACCTACGTTATAGTTAAAATTAGGTGTGGTAATAGCTGTATCTGCTAAAGGTGTAGGGGTTGTAATTGAATAAAAATTGGTATATGGATTACCATCAGCATCTGAATACTGTGCAGCAAATTGAACAGTACCAGCAGTATTGTTACCACCAGCAATAATATCCTTTACATAAAGTTGAGGTATATTAAAGTTTGGTTGCATTTTTAACTGATTGCAATCAACCTTATTAGTAAAGGCAGGATCACATAAAGTAGAGTCTAATGTCTTTATATAAGGAATATTGTCAATGTCTAAATATCTTCTAGCTATATTGTCAGGCCAGTAAATCTCTGTACTACAATTAGTTATTTTATGTACAATTTTATGTATAGGATACCTAATATCCCAACCTAAACATGGGTCATCAATAAGTACTCTGAATATACAATCATTATTTTCCATATAACCAAGTTGACAATCTTTAGTGTCATCATTAGTAATAAAGAAAATATGTTTATTTTTTTCTTGAATAAAGTGATCCCCTATCATAGTAAACCCTTCAGGAAAAGAAACACAAAATTCATTACCAGGTTCATTCTGGTAATTTATAGAGTTAGCATCATAGTTTTCTACCCCAGCATTTAAAGCATAGGTTAAAACACCTTTCTTAACTTGATTAGAAGTTTTATCCATATCTAACCCAGAGTTAGCTGAGTTAAATTCTAGACGAATATCTTCTCTATTTTGGTTATTTTCTGCCATGACTATTAATAATTTCTTCTTCTACCATTATACCCTCTATCACCAGGAGGTAATTTGTACATATTTAAACTATTCTTTTGTGCAATTATTCTTCTGACTTTTGTGTAGGCATCCTGTTTTTTAACTTCTGTCTCCGCAAGAATATATGCTTCATCTGCTTGTTGCTTGTAGTAGACAAGTTTTTGTTGAATTTGGTTAAATGTTTCATCATTTATTTGGTTTGCTAATGTTTCAAACATTTTATACTTAATAAAAGCCTCAATATACTCTTTTACTCTATAGTCATCAGGTATAAGTTGAGATCCCCCCTCATCATAGTCATAAGCATACATTAGGATATGCACAACACCTTTTCTAAAGTTAGTGGTAAACTTATTCCCTCTTATATCAAAAGAGTCAAGAGAAGAAGAATATGGAATTAAATTGCTATTATAATCTACACCACAATTTTCAGCAGTAGTTATATTTCCTGGTTTTAATAAATATTGTTTCTTAAAAGAACGGGCTACCTCATTATTAGTCTTATAGACAGCTTGTACAATATCTGGCATACAATCAGGGCACCCTGTTGTACATTCTGAGTTAGTACAAGGAACACCATTAGAGATTACAGGGCTAACTTGTATTGTAGTTGCACTAGCAGCTTGTGAATAGAAAGAATTAGCACTCTGATAAGATGTCAAAGGAATCTCTGTACACATCCAAGCTTCTCTAACAGCATAAAAGTTATCAGGAAGTCTAGCCTCAAAATCCTCTATATAAAGAATTTCAGGAACTATAACATAAGACACTTTACCTAACTTACTCAAACATTTATCTAAGTATGTTGGAAACATAAGATCATCAATAGCTCCTGTATCAAAATAGCTTTTTAGCTCTTCTTTTATAATGGAAAAGATTGGATCAGGACTTACGAAATTGTATTTATAGTAATAGCTCATATCTTTATAGTATTTTAGCCCACTCTTGGTACAGATATTGGTATTTTTTATCAGTATTTAAATAGGTTGTAATTAATCTTGAAGTAACTCTTGAAGGTTTAAAGTTCCACATATTGTTTTGTTTGAACCTAGCTGTGTTTCTAAACCATAACCATCCGAAAAAATATCCTTCTGTATGGTAATTGAAATTATATATAATTTTCCCTTTCTCTCTTGTTTTTTGCCAATCTATAGGAAGGTTTATCTTTTTAACTCCGTCGTATTCTTTATACGTTTTTCTTTTTTTCTTATGTATTGTAAACTCCCCTAATCCCATTGGAAGTCTTAACTTTTCTCCTGTTTCTAATATTTCTCTTCTAAACTCCTCATTGAAAGAGTAAACTATTTGTTTCCATTCTATGAAGGATAATTTTATATCTTTATTCTTTTTACAAAAATCAAGATAGTTTTCCTTACTTGCACTTCTCCAACCTACTTTTACTCTTGGCATATATTAACTATTAGGGATTGTATTAGGAGCTTGACCATCAACACCATTATCAGTAATATCTGTTTTTAGTTTGAAATATGTAGTTAATAGTTTTTGGGAGGTTAAATCTAAAATTTGTTTTTCTAAGTATCCTGGAACATTAAAAACCTTATCTAAAGGATTCATACAAATTTGTTCATTTGTATTTTGGTTACCATTACAACCACATTCAGGGTATAATACTTCATTTGGTACATCTTCTTCAAAGAAAGCAACTAATCTTACAGCTTGTACATCTGGGTTTGTAACATACAAATATCCATTTGTTACCCAGTAATATTCTTCTTTTTTAATGATTGGAAGTCCTAAAAGATTTATGTATCTATTTACTGTAATTTCTTTTAGCTTTTTGCCTTTACCACTCAAAGCATTAATTGAATAAACCCCTTGTATTACATATTGATAATTACCTTCTGATATTCTTGGTAAAGGATGTTTACTTCTTGCTATAGTACAATCATCAACATAATTACAACACTCTGATATAGATACTTCACACATTTCTAAACAAGGAATAGTAGTGAATAAACTATCTGAAGCCCAAAGTTTTCTTAAATTAGTTTCTCTTTTTATTAATAAAAGAGAATTATTTCTAATATCAGATGCTATTGCTCTATCAGTAATCAAACTGTCAGTTGATAGCAACTTGTGCATCGACCTAACATCTGATACCATTTTTCGCATTGTTTTCATAATCTGTGAATTAAAAAATATCGTAAAGGTAAAAAAAATACTTTTATAAGCTAATAATAAATATAAGTTAGTTACTTATTATTTATAATTAAATTAATTAAAAATCCCCCTTGTTACAGGGGGATAAAATTCTGAAAACCAATAAAACAGAATTTTAAAACAATATTTAAGCTGGAGTAATAATACTACATGTTTTATTATATGGTTGCCATTCTCCATTTAAAAATGAAGTAACTCTAACAGAATATGCAGTTGATGGTAGTAATCCTGTAAAATCTGCCAAAGTCATTATTCTATCAGGAGAATCAAAAGTTTGACTATAAGGTTGTGAAATATTTTCTAATAAAAATCGATATTGTGTAGCTCCTGTTACTGCTTCAGCAAATATTTCCTCTGTATCTGATGTTACTACATAATCATCACAATAGGCATCTTCTAAGAAAGTAGGTTGAGGTGGAAATACAATAGTTGTTGTAGTAGTTGTTGTTAAGGCTACAGTAGTAGTACTTGTTGTGGTTAAAGCCTCTAATACTATATCAACATATGTATTACAATAAAGCCCTACTGACATAACTCTAACAGTATTTGTACCATCTGGTACTAATACTGATAAATACCCTGCTAATAAGTCACCTTTATCAACAGCTGTTTCAAAGGCAGAGATATACCCATCTAAATCTGAATAAAGATTAAATGGGCCACTATCTGTTCCTGCTACTGTTAATGTTATTAATGCTGTCATTTTATTCTATTTTAAAGACATCCTGCTGTCCCATTATTATATATGTACACAATACTATCATAAGGATCAATTGATGTTATTTTTCTACCACACACAAAAGATGTCCCAAAGGTAGCAATATGTGTTTGAGGATTACCATCACAATCAATGTAACTTATCTCAGGAGTTGTACCTATTTCACCATTATCAAATTGATACTCATTACAAGAATCTGTATCAGGGCATCCTCTAGGTGGCATACTATCTGCACAAGTTGTACAATCTATTATAGAACCTGGTGCCCATAGAGCAACTACTGTAGGAGTATTTATAGTAGTTCCTGCTAATGACCAACAGAATCCTTCACTTGTTACAAGTACATCCCCTATACTAAAACTACCAGTAGGTATTAAAGCATATGCTACAGCAGGTTGATCAACACAAGTAACACATCTTATTAATTGATATACTTCAAAGAAAGGGTTAATTGTGGTAGTTGTAGTAGTTGTGCTACTTGTACTTGTAGTTGTACTAGTAGTACTAGTCGTAGTACTGGTACTAGTACTGGTACTAGTGGTAGTAGTTGTAGTTACAGCAAGATCAATATAGTTATCACAAAACTCACCAACAGACATAACTCTAATGATAGTAGTACCTGTAGGAACAAGATTGGAAGTATACCCAGCTTCTAGTGTTGCTTTACTTATACCAGATTCAAAAGCAGTAGTATACCCATCTACATCTGAGTATAAATCAAAAGGGCCTAAATCACTCCCTGCTGTTGTTAAAATTATTTCTACTGTCATAATTAACTACAATTAGTTTGATTTTTAATACTTACATTATATCTAGTTAATGTAGAAGCAATAATACAAGGAGTAGTAATAGTGGCCCCTATTGATATAGTTCCTCCTATTATATTTTTAGTACCACACTCTCTGGCTGTCCATACTCTAGTACCAGCATTATCTCCTTGTAAATCATAAATATAACAAGCAGGAGGAGCTTCAGTGGTTGTAGTTGTTGTAGTAGCACAATCCCAAATAGTTTGACATTCTATATTATTGTTTATAATAGTAGTAAACTGAGCTAGTAAAGTTTCATTATTTATAATAGTATTCAATAAAACCTGTATAAGTTCTGAACTACATAAGTACTCACTAATAGTAGAAATTACCTCTGTTACTGGAGTACAGTTTTCTATACCAGTACAAGGTAATGGTGGACCTGTATATACCACCTCATCTGAAGATGTTTTGCATCCACAAGGATCAGTTTCAGGATTACAGTTACATGGTGTTTCGTTACAAAGAGCCATTTTATTATTTTTTAAATTGTTGTTGTAGTAGTTGTTGTTATAAAAATTTCTATTGCTTCCCCAGTCATATCACAATTGTATATTACTGTAGTTGTGGTAGTTGTAGTTGTAGGTGGTTCTCCACAAGCATTGATAACATCACAACTAACCACACCATTAACAAGAGTTATAAAATCAGGGTACTCTTCAATATTATTTTGTAATTGGTCTAATATTTGTTGAGCTAATCCACCACCACAAATAAAATAATCTATCTTCTGAAAAGCAACAGATACTGTATCACCAGTGTTTACCTGTGTACACTCTGTATTAGCACCAGTATATACTAAGTCATTAGTGGTTAAGCCACAATGATTACAAATAGCATTTTCACTAGTGTTAGTACCAGTATTTTCACAATTACATTTCTTTGGGATTAATGGCCACATAAGTTATAATTTATGGTATATAAATAATATAATGACAAGCAATTACTGGTTGAATATTAGCATGTCCAGTTCCTCCTCCTGTAGAAGCATTAGTAGTTGCTACAGTAATTCCTGTAGAACTTTTTGATGTTTCATATATCTTACCAGCTCCTGTACCATCCCCACTAATAGTAGCACTTGGGGGAACACTAGTATAACTAATAATATCATTATCAGTTCTTAAAGTATTTGTAGGGTCAGTAGCATCATCTGAAAACTTATGTCTATGTTGAGGGTCTGTTACAGTAGACGTAGCTATATGGGTATGACTTGGAAGTTGTCCTTGATTAAGAACTACTAAATTACTTCCTGCAGTTGTACCTAATGAATAAGCAGGGTTACCTATTACTCCAGGGTCTACAACAGGACTTAATACTCCACCACCCATTCCAGAAGTCGTACCTACAGCAACTCTACCTCTTTTATCAGGAGTACCATTAAGCCCATTACATAAGAATATGTTTACCCAATCTCCTGTACCTGCTCCTGTAACATCAAATTGTGTTAAAGGACCATAATACTCCATTGCTGTATGTGGAACCATTTTACTTGATACAAGAGTAGTTGCTCCTGAAGAAATTAAATAATTTTTGATATAAGTATTTATGTTGGCAATACTAACATATGTAGTTGGTAAAGAAGCAATCAAAGCACTTAATGTACTATCTAAAGAACATAATTTTGTAATTACAGCTTGTAATATATTGTGTGTACCAGAAGTAGACTCTACCCCTGTTAAACATCCAATACTGTAAGATGCTTCTATAGTAGCTATAGCTTGGTTTGTAGCATCAATCTGATTCTGTAAGCTACAAACAGCTTTAATTATTGCTGTTAATACCTCATTCAAAGTAAACCCTGTACATTCAGTACAAACAGGTAAATATTGATTAATTACTTCACAAATAATATTTTTATCAATATTAGGCTTTACACCAGTACCAGTTAATACAGGAACTAGGAAAGTAAAAATAGCACTTTCAACAGCTGCCAAAGTATCCCCATTTTCAATACCTAAAGCTGGAATATCTATACCTGTGTATTTTACACAATTATCTGATATAATATCAGCACATCCATTAAAACAATTTTTACACCCCATTTTATTTATATTTTAAAATTTTAATTCTACTTTGAATCATATTTACAGTGTACTCTCCAGCATAGTTAGGATTACAATACTTGTACTGTAGTATTCTTTTATATAGTAATAAATCTGAAATAGCTTCTTGATTTATTTTCTTATTCAAGATAAATACAATATTGTTGTACAAATTTACACTCAATTCAGCTAACTTACAATCTATTTCTGCAATTAGTGAACTAATGTCAGCACATTCTTTACAATTAGTAAGTCTAGGTGTTAGCATAACAAAGATTTTATAGCTCTGCATATACTACAAAGCCCATTTCTTAATTGACAAGCAGGATATGAAGCCCCACATTTTTTACAACTTGTTGATTGACAGCCCATAACAATGATTATTTATAATTAGTACCAAAACATCCACAGTCTTGCTTCATAAAACTAGTAAGCATTTTAGAAGCTTTATTATATAACTCCATAGCATTTACAGTGCTACAATTATTAGCAGCAGCAATAGCTCCTTGAATAAAGAAATAAATAGTAGATAAATTTACTTTTTCTTGAGTTTTAATTGCTTGGTCACATTCCATCATATCTAGCTTCATAAATGCTTCATCAAATCTTTCTTGAAGCTTATCTACTCTCATTATAGATTTTTCAACAAAGTTTGTAAATGCTGGAGCAATAGAATATTTTATATGATAAATACCATCAGGTAATGCTTGATTAACTCCTTCTTCTGTAATACCAAGATTAGAAGTGGTAAAAATATTATAATCATCAATGCTAAAAGGTAATACTGCTGTTTCAAACCCTGGAGGAGTAACTTCAATAGTTGGAGAAATAACTGCAGGAGGATCTGTAGGGTATGTAGAAGCATCCACAACCATCATAGTATCTACATTATAGGTAGGAATAACAAGTATATTTAAGTTTAATACAGCCATTTTAAGTTTATTTTAAAAAAAAGAGGAAGAGAAAGCTAGCTTTCCTTCCCCTCTTTATATTAAAGACCTTATCTACTATGTAGTAGTAGTAGTGGTAGTTGTTGGTGCTACAGTAGTAGTTGAAGTTGTAGTAACACAAACTCCAGAATCATCAACAACAGTTCCTAAACCTGCCTCAAGTACAGTTTCTAAAGCAGTAGCAAAAGCACCACCAGAAATTGTTGCAATTACAACAGTAGAATCTTGTGGGATATAATCCCCAAAATTATAAGCTGCTTTATTGATTTCATTGAACTTGATGTAGTATAGGTCATAAACCTGACCATCAGCTACTAAACTTTCAAAATTCTGGTTGAAACCAGCCATTCTGAATAAATGTTTCAAGTAACCAGCTTGATAGCTATAGAAGTTTTTCTCTAATTGAGCAATTTCTTCTGAAGTACCTTTAGCATAGTTAGATTTTTGAATGTCAGTAGCTACAGCTACAACATCACAAGCATCATCCACAATGAAATCTGCAGTAGTAGCTGGACCATTGATAACAAAGGTTCTAAACCACATTCTGTCATATTCATAAGGGAAAGCAGCAACATCACAAGGTACACCATATTTGGTTAATGGTTTTCCTTCAATTCTTAACGTAGTTCCACCAACATTTGTAAATGTGTAGAATGTGTTAAAACTAATGTTGTCTGGATTAGTCCCAGGGGCAGCTTGAGTTAATTTCTCAATCAATTGATCAATCAAAGCACTTACATCAGTTGTTTCACATGGGTCAGCCCCACACTCACAACAAGGTGCTTGAACAGTTACTGAACGTGTAAATCCATTGAAATACAACGTGTTAATATAAGATGAGAAAGCACGTAACGTTAAAGTTACTACATCTCCACATTTTACATTAAAGTCTGTTACATCAGTGATTTGGTTCACAGGAGTTGCACATCCTGTTACTTTATACCACTCAGTAACATTTGAGTTACACCCTGCACCACTAGGACATCCTTTAATCTTATCAGATCTTTTAGAGCCTTGTAAATAGGTGTTACTTCTTCCTTGTGCTACATAAAAATATGGAGCAGCTGCGATATTGCCTGCAGTAGCTAAGGTATAATCATTTCTGAATAAACCTACTTGTCCTGCTGTCAAATCTTGTGTAGATCCAGAGCTAGGGAGTGTTGTTTGCCCTACTGGTACTACAAAAAGCGTAGTTAATGAAAAATCAGCCATTGTTATAAATATTAATTATTATTACTCATTTGTTTGTATCCTCATTTGTGAGGATTGCACAGCTTGTTGGTTTCCTGTATACATTGCTAGATTTTGAACTGTTAAATCTAATAATTCATCTTCTAAGTATACTTCTAGTTCACAGTTTACATCTATTGATGGTGTTCCATCAAATTTAATATAACCTGCTTTGTCAATATATTGTGGGTATCTCATATATGATACAAATATTTTTTTAGGAGTAAATGTACCATCTGAAAAAATACTCATCTCATCTGAAGAAAGAAAATTAAAAGTTTCTTGATATTCAAAACTTGGCTTATAATGCTCATTATTTAATAACAATGAGAGATCACCATGTTTAGCAAGATCTTTATTAATCCATATCTTTCTGTCCTTACATACACCTTTGTCTGCTAAAATATATGCATCTATATAAAACATATATTTAGGGTCTAAAGCATGTATGTCTGCACCATATTGATTTATGACTGGATCTTTTAAAGTTAAATCTAATTCACCATCTACATAGCTTATGATTAGCATTTGTAAATCTTCATATCTTTTCTTAAAAGCATCAAGCCCCATACCACTCAAAGAACTAAAACCATCAACCTTTTGCTTAATTAACTTGATTTGAGCTTCATTCAAAGCTAAAATCTTATCTTCTAATTGAATTTGCTGATGTTCATTTGTTGATAGCTTATTCAATCGTTGGTCAATCTTATATAATAAACTATCTACAGGTATCATTGTTTATTCACTTTAAATTTTTAAACAGAAGCAAATTTTTTAGTTTTAAGCTTTTCTTCTAAAACGAGTAAGTCATCTTGATGTTCTTCACTAATTAAGTATTTAACTAATGCATCTTCATCTACTGCAACTTCATACTCGCCTTCATAAATTCTTCCACTATTTCTAACTCTATAAATAGAATGTCCAATAGCTTGTTTAACCAAATCTTTAATATGGAGTAAGTTTTCTTGCATATCTGCAAATCTATTAAATACTTCTACAGGACTTTTACCTTGGAATAAACCAGTTTTAAATTCTGTTTGTTTTAATACAGTATCTATTAGATTGTACACAATCTCTTCCTTAGTGTTCTCACTCACTGGAAGCCCTAAAAGTCTTGCAACTTTTTTTCTTTTCTCAGGAGACATATTTTCAAACTTACCTATAGCTTTGTTTACAAGTTGTTTTTTTCTATGAACGATAGCACTTTCAACATCTTCATCCACAACATAAAATTGTGTGTCAGCAGGAAATTCACCTCTTTCCCAAGCTTGATAGCTTGATGCAATTGAAGGATGTACTCTTAACCATGAAAAAGCCAGTTCTTGAAAAGTAGCATTAAGATCGTAAATGTTATCACCATCTATTAGCTTCACTGGTTGTACATGTAATTCGTCTGAAGAAGAACGTGATAAACCATAATTCCAGAAAGGAGCTCTTGGACCTAAGTCTAAACCACCTAAAGCGTTCTCTAGTTTTTCTTTTAATTTAGTAACTCTTTCGATTTCTAAATCTTTTTCTAGAGGATCTGCAATTCTTTTGATGTAAGCAGCATCTGGATCTAATCCTGTTCTATACTTACCATCTACCTCTTTATAAGGATATTTAAAAACTCCTGTTCCAGGAATCCTTGTCATACCTTTCTTAGCTAACTCACTTTGCATAGTTTGCAATTGAGAACTGTTAAACTCTTTCTTAATAGTAGAGATTTTTCCTATCTTACCCATAATGTAGTTGATTAAATTGGTTTAATTTAGAAGAGTGTGCCCATTGAAGGGCCACAGCTTACCTGCACTCTTTTGCTTAGATTTCTCTAAGCTATTTTTTAGAATTGTGGAATCTCTTCGATCAACACAGTTCTTGATAAATCTTCAACAAAGACATCACATCTGTCTTCCATCCACAAGGTATACCCTGGGAATTTATTAGCCGATTGCATACCTTGAGATTTAGCAAAACCTAAGTGATGAGCACGACCATCGATATAACCCCAAGTCATTGAAGGAGCACCTTTCATTCTCACTTCACGAATGTTGTTAATCATAGAACCATCAGACATTGGAGAAACATCGAACACCATAAATACTGGAGTAGATTTCTTGTTTTGTCCATACTCTAAGTTAGTTTGAGGTAAATCTAACTCTTTCAAGTGAATTAACTCAACACGACCAGTTTCACGTGTAACCATACTATCAAAAGCAAAGTTATATGTGATATGCTGACCTTCACCTTGCATAAATCTGTTTCCAGAATCTGCTACGAAAGTTAAACCAGAGTTTAATGCATCATTTTTCAAAGCTTGTTGGAATACATCGAATCCAGCTTCATTAGTATACATTTTAACTCTACGGTCTTTAACATCTACTCTTCTGTAGAATAAATCACCAAATACAGAACGAACTAAGTTTGCACTAAACTCACCTCTATTGTACTGTACTAAGTTACCGTTGTTTCTCATTCTGTGGTATACACCAGCAGAAGTACGTTTAACTTCTTGTTTAGAACCGTTAGTTTTAACTGTACCTGGTTTACCCCAGATCATTTTTTTAACTTTCAATACCAACATACTTTTACGCATCCAGAACTCAATAAATGGCTCCCACTTAACATCATTACGAGTTAATGGTAATTCATTGTTTTGTTGTCTAGCATATACAAGAATATCCAAAGGTCTTCCTGAAGCATCACGTAACATTTTTTCATCAGCCCATTTGCTAACTGTATGCTCATAACCATATGCAGAACCTAAAGATTCAAACATTGTGATTTTTTCACCCAAGCTAGGTAAACCTAACAAGTCTTGATCAAACTCACCAATAGCAGCATCAACTAACTCACATTCTACTCCTACTTGTAGGTATGTACTAGTGACAAAGTCAACCATTGGATTATCAGAAACAAGTGTGAAAGTGTAAAGGAAACCAACACCCCAAGGCATAGGATCTTTAATAACGTAGAAGCGAGGACCATATTGACGTGTTCCTACAGCAATGATAGCATTTTTAGAAAACTCATTTCTATCCAGAACAAGAGAAAACTCTTGACCATCAATACCTGGTTTAATTAATTCTGCAGTAGAAGTAGGGACTTCAATAATTTTTGGGAATTTGTAAGGAACATTGATGTCCCATTTCCAAGAATCACTATTATTATCAATGTAATAAGGAGTGCTCTTGTTGATCATGTCTAAGAAGTCATTAGAATATAATGAGCTCTGAGTATACAAGCTGATGATTTTCTTATCATAGTCAGCTGGTTCTGTAGAGTGAAAAGACTCTAAGTGATTGCTATCTGTCAATTTTCCTACTGCACGTTTGTCCATTGAAGCGACCCTTGCGTAGGTAAAGCCAGTTAAGCCAGGAATAGTTTGAATTGCCATTTTTATTTAACTTTAGATTATTAATTATTTTTTAAACCAACTTTCAGCATTAAATGCTTGTGAATTTGTAGGAGCATTACCTCCTTGTTTAGAAGCCTGTCTAGCAACTTCTGAAAACAATTGGTCAGTTTTTTTAGTGACACCTGTTTTCTGTATCGTTGATAAGGTTGGATCTTTTTCTAAAATTTTCATTAGCAATGCAAGCTTAACCTTGGTTGCGTGTTTTTCTGGATTCTTAAGATCTAAGATTGCTCTATCAAAATCTGTAAGCGTTTCTCCAGTTGGCGTTTTCCACTTATCAACTAATAAGAAGTCTTGTAGTTCAGCTGCTATTTTTGGATTTAATGGTAAACCATCAAATTCTTTATTCTTTAATTTGTCTGTTATGACACTTTGAACATTTTGAATGTATTGGTTTTTTATGGCTGCTTTTCTTTGCAAACCTTCTTGAGCCTTAGCTTCCATTTCTTGCAATCTGTTAGCATCTTTTTTAACCAATACTTTATGATGTCTGGTAGCTGCTATCTCTAAATCACCATAATTTCTCAATCTTTCAATTTCTGCATCTACATCTTCTGGGTCAAACCCTTGATCTGTAAGTGCTTGTTTCATAACTTTTACTTGATTGTCTTCATTAGAAATATCTAATTCAGCAAAATCAACTAATGTATTATATACAGAGAAGTAATCTTTTGGATTTACTCCTTTTACATATATGGCATCAAAAGCGGCTTTATAATCTTCACCAAATTGACCTATAAAATTATCTATAGTTTCAATAGCTCCTTTTTTCTTTTCAGCATTAAATCTTTCTAAAAATTCTTCAGGAGATTTAATCTCAACATCTTCTTCATCTTCATCTTTACTAAATACTCCTAGATTGAATAAATCATTTGCTAGTGCAGTATACTGAGTAACTGTTGAAGTTTCTGGTTCAGGAACATCTTGTACTTCTTTAATAATATTCTTTTCTCCAGCTTCTGGTACTACCACTTCTTCTGATCCTAAGAAATTAGAAATTATATCTTTTCTTTTTTCTTCTTCAGGAGCTTCTGGGTGAGATACCTGTTTACCTTTAGGGGCTGTTTTTTCTTCTGGAATAAAATCTTCTTCAACTGTCTTAACAATTGGTGAAATATCTTCTGGGGAGGCTGAAGCACTTTCTGAAGCATATAATCCTTCAAGTAATGCTGTATTACCTACTCCCAATTCCATAGTATCCTGAATACTAAAGTCACCTATAGAAAGGTTGTTATCATCTTGTGCCATAATGTAGTTATATAAATTGGTTTATTTCTAGTGTAAAACTACTCTGTATTTTAATAATTTCAAAGTAATTAGTTAATATATCATTAAA